GCCGTTCCTTCAAACCCTCGATGTACTCCGTCAGAATGGGCTCCTGTTCTGCCATGCCCTGCGTAATGGTAAGGAAGTTCTGTTCCTGCGTAACGTCGTTCGCGCCCGTTACGGCAGAGGAAATAGCCCCAAGAACGGAATTTCCAAGCTGCGCGGCATCTTCCTGCAAAGTTTTTTCCAGCTGTCCTACCGCATCCTGTGCCGCTTCAGCAATCAGCAGAGGGCCAATTTCATCCTTTGCCTGTTGTCTCGCTAACTGCCCTTTTTCATGGAAAAGCTGGATATATTTATCCAATTCCACCTCTGTCAGTCTATTTAATGCCGCAACTTCATCCGCGGATCCTGGCCCCAGCTTCTGCAGTTCGCCAAGCAATTCGCCAGCTACGCCTTTGTCTTGAAGCTCCTGCAAATTCTGCTGCCACTCCTTAAATGCGGTAACCTGACCTTCCAGATTCGCAATCAAATCCTTTCCAGAAACCTCTTCGCTATTGATTTCATCAAAAAGACCCGCAAAGCGTTGGAGCGCTTCCGTCCGCGACTGTATACTTTTTTCATGTTCCTCCATGAGTTTTCGATCTTCCAGCAATATGTTCTTTTTTGATTCCGTGATTTTCCTGTCAATTTTGGCAATCTCATCAGCCTGAAACCCTTCCATGGTTTTCAAATCTTCCCAGAACGCCGTTTCCTGTTGGAGTGTCATTTCGTCCAAGTCTTTTTTATCGCCGACCCAAGTTTCTGCCGCTTTCAGTAAATCCTTTGATACATCGGCAAGCACCTTTTCCGCTTTTTCTTTTCCTGCGGAGATACCCTCGGCGATACCTGCCGTAATCTGCACACCAACTTCATCGCGGAACCTTCTTGATGGGGAATTGATGTCCAGTTCATCCTTCGGCACTTTCAAAAGGCTGTTCATCAAATTTTTGAAACCGCTTTTCAGCTTATTCCAGCCTTCCTTAATGCCGTTCCAGATGCCCATTATTATATCCTTGCCCACATCTTCGAACTGATCCAGCAACTCATCAAAGCTTGTTACCAGCGCGACAATCAACTGAGGCACAGCCATAATCAGGTCGGGTATTGCGCTGATCAACCCCGAAACCAGCCCCCCAACAATTTCCGGCGCAACCATCACAATATCCGGAATATGCTCCAGCAGTGTTTCCACAATCGCTACAACCAACTCTACCACATCCGGCACAAGTTCCGGCGCGGCGCCTGCCAAAGCGCCTCCAAAGCCTTCCGCCAGTTCAAAGCCCTTTTCCAGCAGCAACGGCGCATTTTCCGTGACCGCATCAGACAGCCGTGTAATGATCTCCGTCATTTTCTCTCGGAACTGTTCCGGCTCCAGCGTGCCGTTTGTAACCTCGAACACTGCCGCCGCTACTTCCTGCTGTAAAATGCGCATCTGGTCGGAAAAAATAGAAACCATTGCTTCGCCCACCGCCTGTGCCGCTCCGTCTACATTCTCAAGCTCTGCTCCCATATTTGCCATAGCCTGCACAGTCCTAATCCCCATATCTTCCCATTTTGTTCCATATAACGCTACACCGATTTCATTTTGTTTAACCTTGTCATTCATTTCAAAAAGAGCTTGGTTTACAATCTGTGACGCGTCCTGTGCCTGTTGCCCGCCTTCGGCAAACATAGCAATCAATTCTTCCGCATTTAGTCCGAGGCTTTGAAAAACATCGGATATTCCTGTGTCTTTTGTATTGATACCAAATTCCCGAACAGCTTCGCTTAAACCATCAATTTGGAATGCTGCATTTTCTGTGCCACTTTTCCAGATACTAAACATCTGTTTCATGTCATATCCCAGATCTGCAAAATTTGCAGAATATTCCGCAGCTTGGTCGGCAAGGTCTCCGTTTTGGTTTAATCCCTGCTGTGCACCTGCAACCAAATAGTCGATAGCTTCTTTGAAATCAGCACCGAAATTATTTTTCAGTGCATCAACAGCCCTTAAACTTTCTTGCAAATCAATGCCGAAAGCTTCCTGCAAAATCAATGCCCCATTTGCGACTTCCAGCATTTCTTCCGCTGAAATATCCCCCAGCTGCTGCCCAACCTTTGCGACAGCCTCAGCCGCTTCCTCCATGCTCTCGGCAAATCCTTTTGCATAAACTGCAGTCACGATGCTCCCATAACTTTCTGCTTCTTCCTCCGTCAGCCCAAGCTGCGCCTGCACCATAGAAAGCGCCTTATCCGCTTCGGCAGAAAATTCCGCAATTTTCTTTGTTGCGTCAACTGCTGCCGATGCCACGACTTCCAGCCCTTTCGCCGCAAGACTGCCGCCCAGAACCGACGCAAATACATCTGCCTGTCGGGAGCCGCCTTCCATCTCTCCATCCAGATTATCCAGCCCGTCACCTGCGTCCTCTGTGCTGTTGCCCATCTGTTCCAAAGCGTTTTCATTCTGCCGCAGGGCGCGGTTCATATTGTTCAAATCTGCAACCGCGCGATTCATCTGCTGTGCATACCTTTGCACTACAATGCTGTTTTCGTCATATGCCGCCCGCGCCTCATCCAAAAGCCGCCGCTGTGCTTCTACCCTCTGCTCCTGTAATGCAATCTGGCGGGTCAGAACCCTGCTTTGTGCAATCAGCTTTTCCTGGCTCTGGTCCTCCCTGTCAAATGCAGATGTCACTGCCTGCATTTCCGTCTGAAGTGTACGAAGCTGTGCATTCATCTGTTTCACTGCGTTCATGAACTCGGTTTCGCCCTCGAATCCGATTTTGTAGCCCATTCCTCTTGCCATAGTTTTCCTCCTATTTCAAATCTGCCGGTATCATTTCATCGAAATCGTCCAAAATGATTTTTTCCTCTGCCCCATGCAAAATCTGATAGCACGCAATCATATCCCGCAATTCACCGAACGGCATACACTTCAGCTCTTTTTCAGGAACTGCAAGAAGGCGTCCATAAAACCAAAACCACGCAAAGCTGCAATGCCCTGCGTGGTTCCTGCGTTTTTTGGCGGCTTTACTTCCACCGTTTCCGTCATGCTTTTTGAAATAGCTTCAAATATACTTGCCCGCACTTCATTAAATTCACGAATCCCCAGCAGCGTCCGCAGGATATCCGTACACAAAAACAGCTGTTCCCCGTCTTCGTGCAGTTTTACATATTCCGCCCCCTGCTGTGCCAAAATATCCAGAACCCAGAGCGTTTCCGCAATGCTTTTTTCTGTGTATCCATCCATAATACATTCCTGCATTCCGGCGGTATCCCCGTACCTCTCATAGATTTCTGAAGCTGCCTGTACGGAAAAATTCAACAGGTATTTTATTCCGCCGATTTCAATTTCAGATAACCTGTTCATTTTGCAGCCTCCTTTGCCAGCCTTGCAGGTGTTGTTGTCATTCCAAGTTTCCCCCGAATATACGCCACTGCCTCCGCCTCTGTGCCGAATGTCGCTTCCATCTTCCAGCGGTGTTTTTCGCTGTCGTCCCGCAGTATGGTCGCGGTCAGCTCCGGTGTTTGCCATTCGATGCTTTCCCCCTGTGTATCTGCCGCGTCTGGCGGAATGTCAAACATAATTTTCGGGAATACCACTGCACGCCATTTATATACCCCGCCGCGCTTCTTTTTCACCACACAGCCGAAACCCAGATAAGGCACGTTCATGTCATCATCATAGACAAGCTCGCTGTTATCGCCGCCTTCTCCCATCGGTTTCGGTGTAATGCCAAGTATCAGCGCACTTGCTTCCTGTGTCAAATCATCCGTGCCAATCGTCATAGTACCGCTGGTAAAGCTCCTGTCACTTTCCACAATGCCGTTATCGCCCCAAAGGTTATTATCATCTGCCTGCTCAATTTCAGAGGAAAACGTCACTGCCTTGCCCAGCACTGTCCCTTTTGTATAGGAAATTGCTGTATCCGTATTTTCGTATAACGCCGCCATCGGCTTGCTCAGACCTATCGTTGCCATTCAAATACACTCCTTTCATCCCCGCAGAATCCTGTCCATTTCCCGCTCCGTAATCTCCTTCATCTTTGCCTCCACTTTTGGCTTTGCGCGCCTTGCCGCCCTGTCGATAAACGGATATCTCTGCCGCACGGAAGAACCGC